ATGCCCAGCCTCGCCTTCGACGTCGAGGTCGGCGCCCAGTTCCGCGAGGACCAGAACGCCGTCTTCTCCGGCTCCCTCATCGCCAAGTGCCGAAAGGACTACACCGTCCCCGTGCCCGCCGAACGCGGCTCCCACTACTTCGGCGGCTTCGACCCCGCCAAGTGGCACGATCGCTCCGGCATCGTCATCGTGGAGAAGAAGGACGAGGTGAAGGTCCCCGTCTTCATCGGGGACCTCACCGGACGCGAGTACGACCTCCAGGCCAAGCGGCTGGCCGCCCTCTCCCGCGAGTACGGCCGCATGAGCTGGCGCGTCGACACCACCCGCGAGGAGTCGGTCCTCAACCTCCTCGAGCACGAGGGGGTCCGCTCTTACCCCTACGTCTTCACCTCCGCCGCCAAGGACGAGCTCATCAGCCACCTCGTGATCGAGATGGAGCAGGACCGCCTCGTCCTGCCCAACCACCTCGACCTGCTCCGTGAGATGAAGTACTACCGCTTCGAGCGGCGCGGCCAGGGGGTCAAGCTGGGCGCGCCGGAGGGCGTCGTGGGCATGTTCGACGACCTCGTCACCGCCCTGGCGCTGGCCGTCTGGCACGCCGACATCGGCAAGGTCGTGCCCATCGTCAGCCCCGGCTCGATCATCAAGTCGCGCGAGGGCTACCCGGCCTAAATTTCCCCGCGGCCCTCCGGCTGTGGTATTAGTCAAACAGCAGCAACGGCGCAGACAAAGGCGGCAAGATGGCGACGGCACCCTCGGGTGCGCCACCTCCGGCCCCTTCTTTCGCCCAGATCGGGCGCTCGGGACTCCCCATCTGGGGCGGCTGGCTCCGCGACGAGTGGCTTCGTGAGCTCGTCGGACGCGAGGGCTCGCGCCAGATCCGTGAGATGGTGGACAACCATCCGATCATCGGTGGCTGCCTCCTGGCCGTCGAGATGCTCATCCGCCAGGTCAGTCGCACCGTCCAGCCCGGGACGGATGACGCCCCGGGCCTGGCGGCCGCCGAGCTCGTCGATTCCTGCATCCACGACATGCGGGACTCCTTCCAGGACAAGATCGGCGAGATCATCGCCGGCGAGCTTCCCTGGGGCTGGCAGCTCCACGAGCTCTGGTACAAGCGCCGGAACGGGATCGACTCCAACTCCTCCGACGGCCTGATCGGCTGGGCCGACTGGCCCGTGCGTGCCCAGGAATCGCTGCTGAAGTGGGACCTCGACAACAACGACGGCATCCGTGGGATGTGGCAGCTCGGCCCCCCCGACTACATCCCGCACTACCTGCCCGTCCAGGAGAAATGCCTCCTCTTCCGCACCACCCTGCGACGTGGTAGCCCCCAGGGCCGGCCCTTCATCCGCAACGCCTACATCCCCTACCGCTACCAGAAGAACATCGCCGCGCTCGAGGCCATCGGCATCGAACGCGACCTCGTCGGCCTCGCCAAGGCCCTCATCCCCAGCGAGGTCATCCTGGCCGACCCCAACAGCCCCGACCCGGAGCAGCGGCAGATGGCCGCCATCTACGAGGAGTTCAAGGCCATCGTCGTCAACACCCGCCGCGGCGAGCAGGAGGGCATCGTCCTTCCCAGCGACCGCGACGAGAACGGCAACCTGATCTACGACATGGAGCTGATCTCCAGCCCGGGCCAGCGCCAGTTCGACATGGACAGCATCATCGGCCGCTACGACCAGCGCATCGCCATCTCGATGCTCTCCGGCTTCATCCTGCTCGGCATGGAAAACGTCGGCTCCAACGCCCTGGGCATGACCATCGCCGACCTGTTCACCACCGCCATCACCGCCTTCATCGACGGCATCTTCGGGGTCATCAACACCCGCGCCGTCCCCAAGCTCCTGTACTACAACGGCTTTCCGCCCTCCGTGCTCGAGAAGCCGCCCGTCCTCACCCATGGGCGGCTGGAGCGTACCGATCTGGCCGCCCTTGGCACCTTCCTGCAGATGCTCAGCTTCGCCAACGGGCGCGGCGCCGGCATCCAGCTCGACACCCGCATGGACGGCCCCCTGGCCAAGGCCCTGATGGACATCGCCGGGCTGCCTCAGCCGCCCGACCCCAAGGACGTCATGGCCGACCTCGAGCTTGTCGCCCAGAACCAGGCCTTCCAGCAGAACCAGGTCGGCACCCCCGACATCAGCCGGGGCGCGGCGCCGGCCGAGCAGAACGGGAACGGGGCCAACCCACAGCGGCCCAACCCCAACGACACCAGGCCGATCGCGCCGGCGCGCGGCGGACGCACCAACCCCAACGACACCAGGCCCTAGGAGAGAGACGGCACGTGCACGACGAGCGACACACCGGCTACATCGCCAAGGTCATGGCGGAGCGCGGCTTCGGCTTCATCCACGACGACTCAGGCGGGCCGGACGTCTTCATGCACGCCACCGGCCTGGAGCGCGGGCTGCGTATCACCGAGCTCGACGACGGCCTCCCGGTGAGCTTCGACCTCGCGCCCGACCCGCGGCGCAGCCAGCGGCAACGGGCCACCAACGTGCGGATCGACCCCTGATGCCGCTCTACGTCTACACCTGCGAGCGGGGCCACCGGACGACCCGTGTTTACCCGGTCGACCGGCGGGACGAGGCTCCCCCCTGCGGGACCTGCAGCGCCGGCACCACCCGCGTCCTCTATCCCGGCGACGTCGTCGCCAACACCAAGGACCACCGCCGCTCCGCCGCCATGGCGCTGGGGCGGGACCGCATCCTCAAGAACAGCCCCAAGCGCGACCCCGACCGCGCCCCCCGCACCTTCCTCATGGACCGCACCTCTTGAGCAGCTGCCTCCGAAATAGCCATTCCGGCTCGAAGCCGGGGCGTGGGAGATCGCCCTCCACGCCCCGGCCCCGTCCACAAAGAGGGATGAAATGACCGACCGACCAGCCACCAGCGTCATCAACGCCATCCTCAAAGAGCCGTGGGCCATCACCGAGAACGCGCTCTCCGCCATCCTCGACATCGCCTACCGCGAGAACGACCTCGAGGCCGTCGCCGCCCGCATGGGCAAGCCCCTCGACAACACCCGGGCCACCCAGATGCGCGGCACCACCGCCGTCATCCCGATCACCGGGCCGCTCTTCCGCCGCGCCAACATGTTCACCCAGGTCTCGGGCGCCACCTCGGTCGACTCCCTCGCCCAGGACTTCACGACGGCCCTCAATGACCCCAAGGTCGCCTCCATCCTCTTCGACATCGACTCCCCCGGCGGCGAGGTCGCCGGCGTGCCCGAGCTGGCCCAGATGATCCACGACTCCCGGGGGCAGAAGCCCATCGTGGCCTACGCCGCCGACGCGACGGCCTCCGGGGCCTACTGGCTGGCCAGCGCCGCCGATGAGATCGTGGCCTCCGAGACCGCCCTCCTCGGCTCCATCGGCGTGATCGCCGCCGTCGCCGACCCGACCAAGAGCCTGCCCACCGAGCGCAAGAAGATCCAGTTCGTCTCGAGCCAGTCGCCCCAGAAGCGGCCCGACCCCACCACCGAGGGCGGCAAGGCCCAGATCCAGCAGGTCCTCGACGACATCGCCCAGGTCTTCCTCCAGAAGATCGGGAGCTACCGGGGCGTCTCCGCCGACTACGTCCAGCAGAACTACGGCCAGGGCGGGGTCCTGGTCGGCAAGCACGCCGTCGCCGCCGGCATGGCCGACCGCATCGGCTCCTTCGAGGGAACGCTCCGACGGCTGGCCGCCGCCGACCGCGGCCGGGGAGCTCTGGCCTCGCCCCACTTCGCCGCGGAGGACGGCAGCCCCATCGTGACCGCAGACGGCTCAGCAAAGGAGGAAGAAATGGCGATCGAGGCTCAAGACAACGGCAACGGCAACGGCATGGGCATGGACTCAGACCATCAGGCGCAGATGGCCCGCAGCCACAAGTACGGCATCGGCGTCAAGGAGGGCGGCAACGTCACCAAGCCCGGCCAGTGGAAGGGCGTCTCCGACGCCGACTTCGCGGACCCGGTCAACTACCGGTACCCGTGCCACGATAAAGCTCACGCCGACAATGCGGCCAGCCGCTGGGGCGACGCGTCCAACCGCTCCCAGTACAACTCCAAGGAGCAGGGCATCATCGGCGGGCGTATCAAGAGAGCGCAGCAACGGTTCGGCTCGGGCTCTTCCGAGCGGGACTCCGAGAGCGAAAACGAAGGAGCGAACATGACAGGCGACACCGCAGATAGCGCAGAGCCGCTGGAGGACGCTGTCTCGGCCGCGGCCGGTTCGCCGACCTCCACCGATGTCCACGTTCCCACCCAGGTACGAGGCAAGGGCGGGAAGAAGCGCACGGGCGACGTTCTCGAGGCCTCGGGCGAGCTTCTCGCCGAGGTCGACTACGCCGCCGAGCTGGCGGCGCTCCGGGCCGAGAACGACCAGATGACCGCCCTGCTCGCCGATCAGCAGGAGTCCATCATGACCCTGCAGCACGAGCGCGACTTCCACGCCGCGCAGAAGCTCGTCTCGAGCTTCATCACCGGGTCCGACGCCGTCGACGCCGCCGCCGAGTTCTACATGGCGCTGCCCAGCACCGAGATGAAGGAGACCTGGGTACAGCGTGAGCGGGCCTACGCCGCCCAGACCAAGGACGGCGACCTCTTCAGGACCATCGGCAACGGGCCGGGCGACCCCAACGTCGCCGAGGACCCGCTCCAGACCCTGCAGGGCATCGCCAAGGTCCTCCGGGCCGAGCAGCCTGACGTCTACAAGAGCCAGGCCCAGGCCTTCGACGCCGTCTGCCAGATGAAGGAGCACCAGTACCTCGTCCAGGCCTACGGCGAGCAGAACCGCACCGTCCGCTAGGCTCCCCGCCGAGCAGATGAAATAGCCAAGGAGAGAACAAGGACATGGCAACAGACGGCTCGAATCAGCTACGTATCTCGGCCACGGCGGGAGCGGACCTGAGCACCAAGCAGCACTTCTTCGTGAAGTTCAACGCCGCCCGGCAGATAATCCTGTGCGGCAACAACGCGACCCTCGACATTCCCTGCGGGGTCCTGACCAACAACCCCAAGGCGGGGCAGATCGCCAACGTGGTCTGCGCCGGCGAGGTCTCGGTTTCGGCGAACTCGGCCCTCGGCACCACGCTCGCCACCCCGACCTGGCCTGCCGCCATCGGCTCCGACGTCAACGGACAGGCAGGGTACTTGCCCTTCACCGGGGCTACCAACTTCGTCGCCGGTCAGGTCATGGGCGATCCGACGACCGGCGGCACGGCCGGTGGTCTCGTCACCGCCCTCGTGCAGTGCATGTCCGCCGGCCGCAACGGCTAGCTCGTAGATCAAAGCGAAAAGGAGAGTTTGAGCTATGGCCTACGGGTCACCATCCAGCTTCGATGTCCACGTAGACGCGATCATGACGGGCATGTCGACGGCCTACTTCCAGAAGGCCACCAACTACATCGCCCGCCAGTGCTTCTCCCCCCTTCGGGTCATGAAGCAGTCCGACCTCTATTTCGTGTTCGACAAGAACACGCTCCTCCTCGATCAGGCCCAGCCCCGCGCCGACGGCGCCCCCGCCGAGGTCACCGGCTACAAGCTCTCGACCGCCCGGTACGCCGCCGTGGTCTACGGGCTGGCCGAGAAGATCGGCAACCAGCGCCGGGCCAACAGCGACACGCCGCTCGATCCGGAGCGCAACGCCGTCCAGCACCTCACTCAGAAGGCCCTCATCCGCCAGGAGCGCGACTTCGTCAACTCCTTCATGACCACCGGCAAGTGGGGGACCGACAAGGTCGGCCAGGCCACCTCCGACGCCACCCACAACGTCTTCTGGGACGACTACGTCAACTCCAGCCCGATCGAGGACATCGAGTTCGGGAAGGAGACCATCCTCGGCAACACCGGCTTCGACCCGAACCGCCTCGTCCTCCAAAACAAGGTCTTTCGGTACCTGAAGCGCAACCCCGAGGTCATCGACCTGTTCAAGTACACGACTTCGCGAACTGTCACCGCAGACATCCTGGCATCCATGTTCGACCTCGAGCTGGTCCTGGTCGCCAAGGCGATCTACGCCTCCAACGTCGAGGGTGAGACGCCGGTCTACGGGGCCATCCACGGCAAGAACGCGCTGCTGGCCTTCGCGTCCGAGGAGCCGGCGCTCGAGACCCCGACGGCCGGCGCCATCTTCATCTGGGACGACGAGGGCCGCATGAACGGCGGCGGCGGCGACCCCTTCGGCATCCGAACCTGGTTCGAGCAGAAGGAGAAGGCCGACTACGTCGAGATCGAGGGCGCCTGGGACAATCAGATCATCGGCACCGACCTGGGCTTCTTCTTCTCCAGCATCGTGAGCGCGACGGCCTAACCGCATGACTCTGCACGTCGTCCGGCGGGAGATTCCGACTCCCGCCGGCAAGCTCCGCTCCGGCAACGTCTACGACACCAGCAAGTGGCGCAACACCGACGCGCTGGTGCGGGGCGGCTACCTCGAGGTCTACACGCCCACCTCGTCTGCGCCCGGTCCCATCGTCGCCATCGGCGAGCCGGAGAAGACGGCCGTCGAGACCAAGCCGGAGGAGCGAGCGCCGGACAACAAGACGCTCACCCAGGAGCAGCAGGAGCGCATGATAGCGGGGAATCACGCCTTCTGGGAGCGGGAGCACGACGTCACGGTCTGCCGCTGCAGCCGCTGTCGCGCCCAGCGCCGCAGGGAGAACATCCCCGATCCGATCCACCCGTCGGTCCGTAATCGTGCCCGAGGCCAGAGCCACAAGAAGACCGCCGCCAAGAAGCGCACAAGGAGCATGAAGTGAAGACCATCTACATCGCCCATCGCCAGTTCATGGCGGGCCAGCGCCAGATCGGGGAGGGCCAGACGGTCGACGGCTCGGTCGTCCAGTCGTTCTCCGACTTCAACTACTGGATCGCCCAGGCCTACCTCGAGGCCACCACGGTCGAGGACAGCGTGGAGGCCGACATCACCGGTGAAGCCGTCACCTGGGACGATCCGGCCCCGGAGCCGGCCGAGGAGTCGCCTCCCGCGCCCGCGCGCGAGAGCGCGCCTACGCCCGCGCCCACAGACACGCCCGCGCCTGCGCGCGAGGACACGCCTGCGCCCGCGCCTGCGCCCGCGCCTACGCCCGCGCCCGCACCTATAGCCGAGGACACCACGACCACGGACTCGTCCGCGAGTTCGGAACAGGAGTAGAAGATGCCCACCGCGCGACGCCTTCCAGGTACCACCGTCACCGGAGCGGTCCGCTTCATGGACGGCGGCAGTCAGGCCACGAGGACCATGGCCCTCAACTTCTCCCGCCTGACCACGTCAAACACCCTCCTGGGCAACATTCCCGCCAACGCCGTCATCGACGAGTTCTACGTGACCGTTCTGACGGCCTCGAACGCCGGCACCACCGCCACCATCACCGTCGGCAACGTCTCCGCCGGCAACCAGTACGCCGCCGCAGCCAGCGCCCTCGCCGCCGGCAAGGTGACACCCGGCGGCTCCGTTCCCGCCCTGGGGGTCCCGCTGGCCGCAGCCACTCCCGTCTGGGCCGTCTACGCCGAGACGGGCACGCCATCGACCGTCGGCGCCTTCCAGGTCGTCTGCCGGTATCACTTCTAGGAGGTACGAAATAGGCTACGCCTTCACCGTCAAGGCCGCAAACGGCAAGCTCGAGGTCCTGGCGGGCTACGCCCCGCCGCCCGACGGCACCTACCACTTCAGCGGCGCCGAGGGCTTCATCCAGGTGGCCGCCAACAAGGCCACCGCCCAGTTCGTGGGCGCTCCCGCCGAGGCCCCGCCTCAGCCCGTGCCCGACGTGCCGGACGCCGCGCCCATCGAGACGCCCACCGACACGCCGCCGGTGCCCTCGCCGCCACAGCCGCCGTCACCTCCACAGCCGGCGGAGACGCCCACAGCACCGGCGTCTCCGCCCGCCTCCGTCCCCCCAGCGGATCCCGCCGCCCAGTAGGAGGACGCCACGACCTGGACCTGGGAGCCGGAACAGTTCTCCGACCCGATCACCGGGCCGATCATGCGAGTCCGCTCTCTCGTGGGCGACACCCTCACCGGCTCGCCCCTCATCACCGATGAGGAGATCATGGCCTCCCTGTCGGCCCGTCCGAACATCTACTTCGCCGCCGCCGAGGTCGCCCTCTCCATCAGGGCCGCCTTCGGTCGACAGGTCCAGACCACCACCGGCCCCTCGACCTCGGCCAACCTCAATCAGCGCTCCGAGGCCTACCGCATGCTCTCCGTCGAGCTGTACCGGCAGGGAGTGCGCTCCGGCGTCACGCCCTACTCGGGCGGCACCAGCCGGGCCGACGTCCAGAGCTTCCAGACCAACACCGACATCCCGAGGCCCTTCTTCGCCCGCGGCCAGTACGCCCATCCGGGCACCGTCGACTGGGGCGGGATCGGCCAGGCCGACGGTGAGGGCGGCTGGATGGAAGGCCAGGTCCCCTCGCTGTGATCTCGCCGCTCTCCGACCTCGTCGCCCCCATGCAGTCCGTCCTCGACCCCACCCGAGTCGACACCTGGACCGGCCAGCGCACCGGGGCCACCATCCCCTGCTCGGTCATGATTACGCCCACCAAGTTCCGCCTCGAGGCCTTCCCCTTCGGCATCAACATCGAGGAGTGGGAGCTCACCTTCCCGGTCGATGCAGATGTCCGCGCCGGCGACTATGGGACGGTCGCCGGCAAGGGCCTCTTCTGGGTCGACCGCAAGGCGTCGCCCATGACCCTCGACGTCCAGACGACCGTCACCGCCTCGCGTCAGCGCGACCCGAACGGCCTCATCCAGATGCCGACCAACATCACGGTCACCCTGACCAGCTCCGCCGACCCGACGATCTCGATGCAGGTCACCGGCTACCTCTGGCCCGCCCTGGTGAACGTGCGGACCGTCTACGCCTCCGACTTCCTGCAGCCCTGGACCTTCGCCTGGGACGGTGCCTTGACGTATTCCAACGGCAGCCCCGTCAGCCAGGACGACGGCATCTCCTTCACCATCAACGGCGTCACCGAGACCAGCATCATCGAGGACATTCGCATGGTCCTGACGCCGCTGCCCTTCTGGTTCGCCGCCGTCCAGACCGCCATGAACAACCTCATCCTGACCTTCTACCAATCGTCCCCGCCCAACCAGACCAGCGCCGCCATCCCCGGTCGGGGCAAGCAGATGGACATCCCCCGCCCGCTGACCGGCCTCAACCAGGGCGCCCTGCAGAACACCTACGAGTTCTGGGTGAACAGCGCGCTTTTGGTCTTCCCCGACGGGACGCCGATCACCGCCCGCGACACCATCGAGCTGGCCGGCTTCGCGCCGACCCCCAAGGCGACCATGATGCGGAGCATGGTGCCCGACCTCACGCGAGGCCTGGACACCCAGATCGTCGTGGACCTGGACTGGTAGATGGCCACCGACCTCGGCCACGTCTTTGCCACCCGTGGGAGCGTCCTTGCTCCCATCAACCTGGAATTCGTGGTCGACGAGACGGAGTGGGACGCCGCCCTCGCGGGCCTCGAGCGCTTCTCGGCGCGGTTTGCCATGAGCGCCCGGTCCCAGGCCTTCACCGGCATGGTGGCCGAGGACGTCGCCCATAACCTGCGCGACATCATCCAGAACGAGCACAGCCGCTACGCCGGCACCGGTTCCCAGGGCAAGCAGGGGATCTCCACCGTCGAGCAGATCGAGGTCATCCCCGGCCCCAACGACTACCTCGTCAGGGCAGGCGGGGCGGCGGGCTACCTCGAGCAGGGAGCCATGGCCCACTACATCACGGAGCAGGAGCCGGCCAACCGCATCCTCTTCAATCCCCTGCCGTCGACGAGGCTCGGCGAGCCGTTCGGCCCCGTCCGCAGCCCGGTCTTCCACCCCGGCTTCATGGGAACCTACATCGCCGAGGAGGCCATGGAGAAGGCCGCGCTGGAGGGCGAGTTCGCCTGGCTGGCCGAGGGCGAGATGGCCGACGCCTGGAACTCAGAGGCCATCCTCACCGACCTGGGCGGGCGTCTCACCGAGCCGGGCATGTTCTCCCGCACCGGCATCCCGCTCACCGTCGGCCCGCAGGGCGGCGTCTACCGCGCGACCGGCAGCTCCATCGGCGGCGCCGGCCAGTTCATCGAGTCCTCGGCCATGACGGAGGGTGATCTTGCTGCCTTCGAGGCCCTGTAATGCCGCGCACGGCGGACTACACCCTCAACCAGCCCTTTGGGCCGCTCTTGACCTACCAGAGCACCATTCAGGACATCTGCCTCAACGACCAGGCCATGGTCAACGGCTCCCCGATCGCCTTCGGCACCAACCACCTGCTCGGCTGGAGCACCAACCTACCCGTCCAGATGGCCAGGGGGCAGTCGCCCTTCCTGGTGACCGGACCGGGACAGCGCCGCGGCATGCACATCGACGGGACGCCGATCCAGGAGCTGGGCGGCGGGCGCCGCTCCAACGTGGTGGGGAAGATCTACGACTTCATGGTGGACGTGCTTTACGTCCACGACGTCAGCACCATGGAGGTCGACAACGCCAGCATCGAGAACGCCAAGGGCATCTTCGAGGACGTCTTCCAGCAGTACACGCTCCTGAAGGACTCGGGCAACGTCCCCCTGCCCGGCCACATCGCCATGGAGGCCATCGACTTCCACACGGTCATCTTCCAGCCGGCCCGCAACTACGCCGCCTGCCGGTTCACCGTCCGAGCCTATCTGCAGCAGTACGAGACCCCCGTCGGCGCACCATTCTGATCTGAGAGAAGGAGACGTGATGGCCACGAACGGCCCGCCTGAAGACATCACGACGCAGCAGTCCGGCGCGGTGGCCCCGGAGCCGCCGCCTCCGCCACAATCCGCCGAAATCCGCCAGGAAACGCCACCAACGGCCACGGCGGAGGCGGCCACGCCCGATCCGACCAAGGTCCTCGAGACGTCGATCTGCGTCAACTGCGAGAACAACGGCGACGGCACGATCGAGGCCTGTGGCGTCCGTCAGCTTCACTCCATGTACGCCGACGATGGGATCGAGGACGCCCGCAACATTCAGGGATGCAGTAGCTTCGTGGAGAAAGGAGCCTGAGCCGTGGCCAGCATCTTCCAGCAGACCTACACGCCCAGCGACATGATCGTCTACACCGGCAAGGAGGGCGGCGGCTGGGGACAACCGCCCGCCTCCACCGACAACATCCCGGCGGCGCTCACCGGCCCTCCCGCGGTGCCCAAGGGCGGGCGCATCTACAAGGAGTTCGTGGAAAGCTGCACCACCACCACCATGCGCCAGACCGAGGAGCTCAGCGAGTACGCCGGCGTCGCCGCCGACCTGCAGGATGAGATCCGCATTACCGGCCACTCGGAGACAACGCTCGACATGGCCTTCCGGCCCTTCGGTGCGCCGGCCGACAACCTGGGCAACATCATGGGCGCCGGCAGCCAGACCAGCGGCGTTCCGGCCCCGTCCGGAGCGGCCCAGGCCTCGGCCGCCGACGTCACCAACACCTACACGGGACCAGCCGGAGGGCTCTGGGCGCATGTGATGCAGACCGCGACGGCCTTCAACCGCTGTGGCACGTCGTCGGTCTGGCACGACACCGGCGACCACAACAACGTCATGCTGCTGCGGGCCAACACGCTCTCGAGCTACAAGCTCAGTTGGGGCAACACCCAGACCGTCAAGGCCAACATGGTCATGCAGGGCCTCTGCGAGATGATCCCCTCCGACGGCCCCTCCGGCGGCCAGGGCACCTACATCCCGGGGACCGAGGACGGCGGCGGCTACGTCCCGCTGACCGCCCCGGGTCCGCCGGTGTCGGCCATCACCAAGGTCGACGTCGACACGGGCTTCCTCTGCGACCCCTTCGAGTCCAGCCTGGTCAAGTTCAACCTCGTCGGCTCCTCGGGCACGGTCTACCCCAGCCTCTGGTGCGAGGGCGGAACGATCACCATCGACCGCACCATCGAGCCGATGTTCGCCAACAACAGCAACTCGGCCACCGTGCAGACCACCGTGCCCAGCATCACCGGTACGACGGTGCTGTCGACGGCCGACGGGGCCAGCGGGCCTGCGCTCACGCCCACCGATCACTACGCCTACCAGTTCACCGCCGTCGACGTCTCCGGCAACGAGACGGCGATGAGCACCGCGCTGAGCTTCGTGGCGGGCGCCTCCGGCACCACCTGGGCGACCATCACCGCCGGCACCGGTCTCTTCCCGGCCTCCGCCGTGGCCGTGAACGTCTACCGGACGCAGGGCGGAGCCAGCGCCCCGGGAACCGCCTTCTACTACATCGGCACGATGTGGCCCTCGAGCTGGGTCGCCTCGCCGAGCTACACCTTCGTCGACAGCACGGCAGACCCCGCGCTCACCGGCCCCCCAAGCTATCCGTACATGACGAACAACCTGTACCCGCCCGGAAGTTCCAACATCTTCAACCCCAAGGACATCAACTCGGGTGCGCTGCACGTCTCGGGCGACCTCACCGTGGCCTACAACGGCCAGGCGGCCGGCAGCATGTGGGACGACTACCGCCTCTTCCGCAAGAACGGCGTCGCCTCCGCGCCCCAGACGCTGTGGTTCCGCAACGCCAACGGCTTTGGCCTGAAGCTGACCTTCTTCCCCGTGAAGTGGGACACCTTCGCGCTCGACCGCAACGCCACCCGCATCAAGGGCACGGTGGCCTTCAAGGCGCTGGCCGACCGGGCCAAGCTCTTCAGTTCGCCGCCCGTGAACTCGAAGCTGGCGGCCACCGTCTACAGCCCCGACTCAAGGCTCCTCATCTACTGAGCAGCCTCCGGCACCGAAAGAAACAGGAACGCAGGAGAAGGCACTTGGCTCACCTCACCGACAAGTCCGACCTCAGCAAGCTCCGGCACGCGACGTCCTTCACGCTGCCCTCCACGGCCGCCGACCCCGAGCCGATCGTCATCAAGTACAAGACCGGCCAGCTCAACTACCTGCAGCTCATGGCGCTGCGCGAGGTGGCCGAGCGGCCCGATCCGAGAGACTCCAAGCGGAGCATCTGGTCGAAGACGATGGCTATCTACCAACTGCCGTTCATCGTCCTGGGCGACGAGGACACCTCCTGGAACATCGAGGTCCTGAAGGACCCCTACGACATGGTCGGGGAGTGGGTGCCGCTGGAGAAGAGCCAGGACAACGCCAACGCCCGCCTCCTGCCCACCGACCTCCTGGCCTTCGGGCAGAAGATCTGGGACGAGGTCAAGGCCCCGCTCGGCATCCAGGAGGCGGACACGCTCGAAGCGCTCAGCCCTTTGACCGGGACGCCGACGACTTCCTCAGCCCCACCAGGAAACGGGCAATTGACATCTACTTCGACGGAGGTGAGCCAGTCCGACTCAGCGGACGCGACCTCATCGTCGAGCAGCTCATCCTCGCCCACGAGCTCCGAGGCATCGGCTACCCGGACGGCCGACGGCTAGGGCAGCAGACGGGAGAGGTCCTGGAACTCATGTTGTACATCGCGCAGCGGGCGGTGGAGCGGGACGCGAAGCTCCTCGGGGACCGGGTCGCCTACGCCGTCGCCGTCGCGCTGGGCGGCAAGTAGCCGTGATCGGGAGGTGCCACCTTCACTGCGTGGCGAGATCGACCGTTTAAGCGCTGACCCCTTCTCCACCCCGCCGTTTCGGTGCCCTTCCCTCTCTCGGGGGGGCCGGAGCGGCGGGATTTTATTGGCTCTGCAGGGAAGAGAAGAAAGCGAAGGCGATAGATGGCTGACGTGACCCGCGGGATGCTCATCAACGTCCGCACGAGGTTCTCCTCGAGCGGCATCTCGCCCTACGCCTACGCCACGGGCGGCGGCTTCCGGGCCAACCTCAGCCGCCTCTTCCAGGGCGTGCGGGTGCCGATGCCCATCGAGCCGATGTGGGCGACCACCGGCGGCCGCATGGCCACCACCGCCCAGTTCGATCAGCAGATGGCGCAGATCATCAGCCAGCGGGGCGTCATAGCCCGACGCCTGTCGGCCGCTCAGGCAGCCGGAGAACGCCTCAAAGGCGGACCCGGTGCCTATGCGGGGGCCGGCATCTCCACGCCGGCCGCCATGAGCGCTTATCAGCGCGACATCATGATGGGGGCCACCGCGCCCGGCCTGGCGCAGCAGTTCACGGCCAACACCGCACGGATGCGGGCCGTCCAGGCGGCCGAAGTGGCGCGCCAGCAGGCGCTCAACGACCTCTACCAGATCCGGGGCGGCTACAGCAGCCAGATCCTCCAGAACGCGCTGGCCACCGTCAACGCCGAGGAGCGCAACAAGCTCACCCAACAGGCCATCCTCGACATCCAGAAGGGCCAGCTTGCGACCGTCCGCAACGCCCGCGGCGATCTGGTGTACGCCGACCAGCGCACCCGCATGGACTGGCGAGGCCTCGGCCTGGCCGCCGGCCACATCGGCGGCTACGTCGCGCTGGGCATGGGCGGTGCGGCCCTCGGCTCGGCCCTGATGTACGGGCAGTTCCAGAGCCAGATGAACCGGGTCCGCTCCCACATGCGGATCACCCAGCAAGAGTTCAACCAGATGACGGGGTTCGTCCAGGATTACGCCTCCCAGACGGGCCAGAACATGCAGGACCTGGCGATGGCCTTCATGTACGGGAAGTCGCACGGCTACTCCTACCAGCAGGCGACCAACCTCGTCCGCCAGGCCACCATGTTCGGCGCCCCCTACGGCATGACCTCGCAGGACGCCGCCCGCATGATCTCCGGCATCACCGCCGGCTTCGGCATGGGACCCAACCAGCTCGGCACCGTCTCCAACGTCCTGATGCGGGCCGGTCAGCTCTCCTCGTACGGCGTCCAGCAGTTCGCCGTGGGCGCCCCGACGGTGAGCTCGATCGCCTCCGCCTTCGGTGGCCAGCAGGCCCTAGTCCAGATACTGGCTGCCGCCGCAGCCCTTTCCGCCACCGGACTGCCGAGTTCTCAGGTCTGGACCCAGATCCGCAACCTGCTCGTCCACATCGCGCTGCCCACGACCGCCACCAGGACGGAGCTGGCCACCATCCGCAGCCAGTACGGCGTGAACCTGGCCCCCTACTTCTCCATCCAGGGCTTCCGGAAATACGGCCTCACCGGCATCCTGGACGCCGTCCGGCAGGCGGGCCAGATCGGCGTCCCCATGGGCGACCTGGCCAAGCTGGTCCCGAACCTACGCGGCACCACCGGCCTGCTCGCCCTGGTGGGCAATCAGAGCGGTCGCATGAACTCCATCCTGCGGCAGCTCTCCCAGACCCAGCAGCAGAACAACCAGACGCAGCAGCAGTTCAACCGCTACCTGGGCCTCTCGTCGACCGCGTACAAGCAGCTCCGCGAGTCCTTCCTGGCCCTGGGTCAGGAGGTGGGGCGCGACTTCACGCCCACCCTGGTCGCCGCGGCGCGAGACATCACGGGCGTCCTGCGGGGCCTCCGGCAGCACCTGGGCGGGGGACTCCTATCCGGCCTGATCGTCGGCATCGGCAGCGTTGGTGCCGGCCTGTGGGCCATGAGCCGGGCCATCAAGTTCGTGGACTGGGCGCGGGACAGCAGGACGATCGCCAGCATCATCTCGAACCTGGGCAGGTTCGGCAAGACCGGCATCCTCGGTAGGCTCGGCGGCAGCGTCCTCGGCGACATGGGCGCGGGTGCCCTATCAATCCTCGGCCTGCGCTTTGTCCTCGAGCACGCCTTCGCCGGTCAGACCAAACCCACCTCGTGGACGGCCCAGCTCACGGGCGATGAGCGGGCCTTCTTCGGAGCCCTGCGGCGGGGCGGCACGGGTCCCGGCGCCAGTTGGGGCCTTGTGGCCGCCTACCTCCAGAAAGTCCCCTTGGACCTGGGCGCCTGGCTCGACGTCCTCCGGGCCGGTGGCCCCGGCGCCATCCGCCGGTTCATGCGCGGCATGCGGGGCGCGGGACCGCAAGGGCGCGACATCTATACCCAGATGATGATCGCCATGACTCAGCCCGGCGGGGGCGGCACCGCCTACTGGATGAACACCACCGACCGGGCCACCCGGGACCTCGGGAAGATGTTCGACCAAAGCCGGCATCATGTTCGGCTACATCTGGCCGCCGTCGACCTCGACCGCGTGGCCATTCAGAAGCACGCCGGTGCCATCACCGCCCTGGGAGCCGCGACCCGCGCCGAGACGGCCCTCTCCCAGAAGATCTGGTCGCTCTTCCAGGGCATGCGGGTGCAGGACATGCAAAAGGGCCAGCTCAAGGTCTACCAATCGCTCGAGGACGCCCTCTTCAAGGACATCTACCGAGTGGCCATGGCGAACATCGCCCAGCGGGCCGCCCACCTACGGACCCGCTACGGCACCGGCAAGCTCACCCCCGCCGAGTACAACGCCGGCATGGCCACCATCTCCCAGGAGAAGTGGGCCGCCTGGCTGCGCTACCAGCACTCCGTCCAGAACCTCGCCCGCGCCATCGACCGCCAGGGCATCCGCATCCCCGTCAACCAGCTCCGGGCCAGCGACCGCACGATCGCCCAGCAGATCGGCAACATCACCCGTGCCTGGGACCACTTCAAGACCACCGGGGCCTCCACTCAGGCCCTGACCAACTGGTACAACGCCATGCTCCGGGCGGCCCAGCTCCGCGAGAAGCTCTACGACAACGAGGCCAAGATCGCCCTCGACGAGGGCCTGATGTCCCAGAAGGAGTATCAGGCCCGGGTCTGGGCCGACCATCTCCAGGAGCAGGCCACCATGCGCTACCTCCGCAACCGGCTCCAGCACGCCGCCAGCGTCTCCAGCCCCTACTCGCGTCACCCCGTGCCGGTCTACATCTCGGGCCACTGCGCCGCCGAGGAGCGCAACGAGGTCCACCAGAGGAACATCCACAAGACGCTGAAGGAGATCAGCCATCACATGGGACCGGCCTCGCGCACCAACGAGGTACTGACCCGCCTGACCAACGTGCTCGAGCGGCTCGACCGCCGCCAGGCCCATCAGGCTACGGCCGCGCCCAAGACCGCGCACGACCCCACCGGCCGCCATCTCGTCGTGGGCGGCGGGCTGCCCGCGCTGACAAGGACCTGAGATGCTCTACAGCTTCCAGCCGCTGACGGGACCGAACGCCGGCAAGATCTATGTCCTGCCGCCCATCCTCTTCACCGACTTCTCCATCTCGCTCGAGATCGACAAGCAGGTCGTGGACTTCAACGAGCTCGCCGAGGCCACCGGCTCGTGGTCTGGGACCGGCCTCTCGCCCGCCTACATCGCCGATGCGGTCTACACCTGCAAGTCCAACCTCTCGGACGGCTGGCGCCGTAGCCAGGGCTACGCAGCGGGGATCGGCGGCCTCTACACCGCCCGGGGCGACTTCGTGAAGTCCGTCATCCAGGGCGGGCTGGGGACGCTCCGGCTCCGCTACGGCGCCGGCTTCTACGTCACCAATTCGAGCAATCAGAAGATCATGGTGACCGGCGGGCTGACCAACGTCAAGATGATGGGCAACCACACCGAGACCTGGAAGAACGACGTCGACCTCGAGATCGGGTATCAGTTCCAGGCCAACTCGGCGACGGTGACGCTGCAGCCCGGCAACATGCTGATGCCGATAGCGTGACCGGAGGCTGTTGACCTAGTGGCGTCGACCACCAACCCGACCCAGTTCTTCTTCTCGGCGCGGGTCTGGGACTCGAAGGACCAGAACACCGAGATCACCAAGCCCAGCCCCACCTCGCCCTTCAACGGGCCGGGCTTCCTCGACAACCCGCCCAACGTCACCGGCCCCGACGGCCTGGGCCAGATGCCGCCCATGTACATCGGCGTCCAGACCCAGCCCGACATGACCCGCACCGACGGCTCGACGGCCGTGGCCAGCGACCTCGATCCGCTCCTGGCCTACGAGGAGACCGTCAGCGCCCACCAGGCCTTCGTCAACCTCGAGCGCACCATGCAGCACGACGGCTACGGAACGCCGGTCGGCGGCGGCATCATCGACATCGAGCTGCTCCACCTCCTCAAGCTCCACGGCACCGTGCCGCTCATCAGCCTGCACCTGCCGCAGAACTACGGCAGCGCCTCGCCCTCCCAGTCGCCGCCCGGGTACGGCCTGCGGAACGTGACCAACGGCGACCTCGACGGCTACCTCGACAACATCGCCAAGGTCTGCGCCAGTTATCAGGGAGAGATCCTCTGCCGGCTCAACCATGAATTCAACGGGAACTGGTATGCGTACAGCCCCGGCTTGACCGATGTGCAAAACGGAGGGCACGTCAATACGCCCACCGACTTCGCCAACTGTTGGCGGCACGTCGTCAACCGCTTCCGCTCCATGGGTGCCTGGAACGTCAGATGGATCTGGTGTCCGTACGTGTGGGGCGGCCACCAGTCCAGCGGCCCCTCGACCGTTCCCACGGCCTGGGACCGGCAGGGCGGCAACTGGAAGGGGCCGTGGAACCCGACCTCGAGCGTCCAGGCCTACAGCGATCCCAGCGGCGACCAGAACCGCTACTGCTTCCCGGGGCAGAACTACGTCCACTACACCGGGATGGACGGCTACAACTGGGGCGCCGGCTCGACCGTCGGCCTGGGCAACGACGGCAACGTCCGCTGGCACTCCGGCATCCAGATCTTCTGGAACACCTACCAGGACCTGCAGAAGCACAACTTCGCCGGCCACATCTTCAAGACCATCATCTGCGAGTTCTCGAGCGACAACGGCAACCTCTTCAGCCTCCAGGCGGCCGCCCGCGGCAGCCTCACCTCCAACATCGCGGCCGGGGTGACGTCCATCCCCTGGACCGGCAAGACCGACGGCCTCTACCCCCTGGGCGTCTTCCAGTTCGGCTCCGGTCCCGGCCAGGAGGTCGTGACCATCGACCCCTCCTGGGTGCCCGGCTCGACGCCTCTCATCCTCGAGCTGCCCACCCTCAACGCCCACGGGGCCGGCGCCCAGATGTTCTACTACTGGACCAAGGCCGGCTGGTTTCAGCAGTTCCTCTATCACGACCTGCCCAAGATGTCGGCCCAGGACGGCACCAGCGGCTGCGCCGGCATCTGCCTCTTCAACTGGGACCACTGGTACGTCGGCTCCGAGACCGGCAGCATCTACGGCTCCTCGGCGGGCGCCTACGCCTCCGCCGTCGCCGCCCCCTGGTACCTCGCCTACCCCGAGTTCCCGACCAACGACCGCGGCCCCATCCACGAGGTCGGCGAGTTCCACGCCACCCGGCAGCTCAACGCGCCGGCGACCTACACCCTCGACCTGC